GGATCCATGCCCTCACGGATCTGTACCACCAGGTCGGCTCCCAGACCATCCCGGTCTATTTCAAGCTCCACCCGGCCTATCTCTGTCGCACCAGTCAAGGTAAACCGGGAGCAGTAGGAATAGTCGGCTATGCTGTTTTCGACTACGCCATCCCCCGTTTTGCTGTCTCTTTCCGAGCCCTCGTAGATAAGCTGGAAGGATTGCAGGGAAAGCAAGCTGTTTAAATTGTCCTGATTTAATAGTGTTTTTCCGTCTTTAAATGCGTTTAAAGGCAATTAGTTCACCCCCTGGAATTTTATTCGCACTTCTACTGTAAGTGTCTGGTTGCTTGCTTTCCGGATGCCTCCGGTAGGCAGTATCCGATTCAGCATGGTACCGCTGTCTTTGATGTCAGTTCCGGCCAAGAATACGCCCATCTCTGACCACTCACCGTTAGCCTCGGTGGTGGTCAAGAAGAATCTCAATCGCACCTCGTTTAGTTCCCGAGTTTTGCTGGTCAGGATTTTGCGGTACCCTTCGGCCTCCAGCTTTTTATCCCCGCTGGCGGCGGCTGTCTCCCCGGTGCCTAGGGCGAGGTATATAGCAGAGGATTGTGCCAGTTCGCCAATAAAAAGAGAGGCCAACGAATTGAGGCCGCTTTGTGTTATGAGGTTGTGTTCTTCCCGGCTCTCCAGTATGTTTCCGTCTTTGCCGCGCCAAGCAAAGAGCCAGGTGCCGGAGACGCCGATGTTTTCTTTCATGTTCAAAAGCCACCTTTCAAGGGAAAATGTTATTACGCTATCGCTATTCCGATAGCTTAATAATGCTTTAACTTTTCCTAAGTGTTCCGGCAATCATTTTTACTTCATCTGTTGTTTTAATTTTTATAACTGGTACATTGGTTGAAACTACTTCGTTTAATTTTAAACAACAGATTTCTCCTTCTAACATTAATTTTAATCTGCAATCACTCCACACAGGAACCTTAGATGGATCATATACAGGTATATCAAGCAAACCTTTTTCAGTTTTTACCGTTAATGTGCCGACTGGTTCGTCTATTACTTCAATATCCATAATGGCAGTTATATAGTTTTGAGCCACATTGTTATCGTCTAATATGCGCCTGCAATACACAAATATCCTGCCATCTTTATTATCTACTACTTGGTAAAAAACAGACACAGTATCAAGGCTTGCTACCTCCCATGAGTAAAGGGGATACCATTCCCCAGAAACAAAATTATCACAAACCAATAAATCAGTAATTCCTTCACTATTAGTAGAAGCTTTTTCATAACTTTTATTGGCTATCAAATAATCACCTGATGGGTGGGTCATGTTATCGCTCAATCTAATACAGTCATTAGGCATATACAAACTCTGAATCTGCCTTGTTGCTCTGTCCAATCGTGCCATTGGGTGGTCTTGCTGATAGAAAGCGTCTGAACCCCACCATGCATAATCTTCGGTAAACATAAATGATGTAGTCCTGTATTGTTGTCCACTTAACCCAGATGCACCTTGGGCGATAATAGTAAAATCTGTTCCATCAGGTTTTATTGTGTATACAGCACATTCAACACTCCAATCACCAGAGCTAATCCAAAATAAATCTTCATATGGGTCATACCTGACAGCATGGAAATGCCTTATAATGTCCGTGTCACCTTCAAATTGTGGGTTTCTATTTCTGGTAACTACGGCACTCCATGTCTGCCCATCATTACTACCTTTCCAGACTTTTAATTGTTGCGGGTCTAGCCATAAGCCAGTTTCCGGGTCTGTCCCAACCGTGGTGTATTCACAACACATAATCGTATCATCTTTTGTACTAACCCCTACGCCTTTTTCAATGAATGTAATATCATTCGGCAAAGTTAAGACAGCTTCAAATCCTGCATAAGTGGTATCTGTACTTCTCCAAATTATCGTTTGATTATTTCCTGTCCTGTATATACCCCAGCAAAGCATTATCCCTGTGCTTAAAATTACACATTCATTAATTCCATTACCTAATCCATTCGCATCAATATTAACTAATGTAGTGTTTAATGTCGATACTAAATTTAAATCCCTATCAACAACATATAACCCATTAATATTGCCATGTCTAACCGCAAAAATACGCCCATCAACAGGATGCTTGCCAATAACTTTATAGGTGGAATTGTAACTAATATTACTTACGCCGTAACTCATCTAAACTCCCCCTATCTAATAATGACATCATCAATGCTTTTAACTGTTGCAACAGTAGACGTACCTGCAGTACGACATACAAAATACATCCAAGCCTTAGAAAAGCCGAAATCAGGAAATGCACATGTCAGTTTTTGAACACCATCTTGATAAAGCGTTATATTTCCTAATGGATCAATAACTAATTTATATTCATACATATCATTACTTGTTGCTCCGTGCAAATAGTTTTGATTAAAAACCAATGTCCCATTAGCTATTATTTGCAATGAAGTTTTAGTGTTGCTATGTGTAACCCTTATAGCATAATCACTAAACAAATCTCCACCTTCTACGGGTATAGTAGTTGCTAATACCATGCCCCAAGGAGAAGCCCAGCTAAAAGGTTGTTGTTTCCAAATGATTGTTCGTTTTCCAGAAGTCCAATCTATTTGAAACTTCTTCATTCTCGCGGACATCCCAACAGCCCCACCATCTTCAACGACTGCTGCCGCTCTTAAATTAAATTGCATTGCGTTATCTTGAACAGTAATACCATTTGTGAGTGCGTGTTCTATTACCGACCCTGCGCTTTTAGTTTTTATAACTTCCCAAGAATCCACATCTAATGAGCCACCATTATCACCAGTAAAGGTATCCTTAAATAATTCTATATATCTTAAAAGCCATATTTGTCCCTCTATGGGGTTCGTGGGGTCTGAATCCAATATAGGTATGTGACTACCACCAAGGGGTTTATAACCAAACATTATACCAACCTCCCCACAATGCAGTTTACGCCAGAAGGGATTGTGACGGTCTTAGCAACTGTGCCACCCACAGGTGTACGATACCCGCCAGCAGGAACGGTGATGGTTAAACCGTTTACCGTAAATGTCTGCCAAGTTGCTTCCGCATGGTAAATCTCGATTGTTGCAATATTTTCAGTAAAAGTTATTACGTTTGATACCGCATCAGCTTGTGTCTTTTGTTCTTCAAGTTTACTGCCAGATAGTTGAGTAACAGCCGGGGTCGTCCCCGCTGTAATTGCGTCTATTTTGTCCTCTAAGGATTTTAACCTCGCCAGTAAAGTGTTAGCTGTAGGTGCGGCCTGCACTTCGCCAATTAACGCATTTAAAGCGTCTTGTTTCGCCTCTGTAGACGGGGCAGTTATTATCTTTGCCAAAATAGCTGCCGAGGTAGATTGTGTAGCAAAATCCTGCTGATTCAAGATAAGAGCAATACTCTCAACAAAATCTAGTATTCCTGTCTGTTTCGCCTCGGTTGCGGGCGCCGCTATGATTTTTGCAAGTATCGCCGCTAATGTGGTCTGTGTTGCAAAGTCCTTTCCCTTAATGTCATTCAGCAGAGATTCAATCTCTGTTGCTCTCACTGCCAGTTTATTGCTATCATCGGCGCCGATCGGGTTGCCATCCGGGCCATAAAGCTCTACCCGGCTAGCACCGTTACGGCCAAGTATAGGCTCGTAGTCGTCAGCAGTTGGATTAAAATGCTGCGGTACGGGGGTTATGCCGCTGCCGTCACGCTTAAGTGTCTTTTCATCATATGCCATATCACACACCTATCCTTTCTAAGATATTCGCCATTAGGTAACCATCGCTTGGGAATGTCTCTCTGTTCCCGTCCTGGTACGTCACTCTAAACTCAATCCGGTAAAGCCCAGTTACTTGCGTTTCTTCAGGCTGCCAAATCAGCCAGACTTCACCGGTGCTTGCATCTGCGACATAAGCTGATCTAAGGAATTTTATAACTGGTTTTGAATAGTGCTGTATAGCCGCCTGCACTGTTGCATTAGTGAGATTCACCGCATTCCCTGACGCGTTTTTAAGCCTCACCTTCATGGCCGGCTGAGTATCATCTTGTTTTATGTTTATCGTTGTCACTCCCGGGCCACCTCCTCATATACGCAAACGGGGAAATTCGGGGATAAAAAATACCAGGTTATATTCACCTGGAATAAGCCACCACCGGGCAGGTCTATTGTGTTTTGTCCGGTCATAAACTCTGTCTGATTACTGCCGGCTAGTATCTCTACACTATTCATAGCCAATCACCTCTTGCTACCGGCATGCCGCCGAAGAATACCCAGTCCCCGCCTGCGTCTAACTGCACAAAACCACATATTGCGTCCGGGTCTCCGCACCGGTAAGGTAGATTCCGCGGAGTATCGATAACTGTGTCGGTCACCCCGGCCAACTCCGTCTGCCGGTTAAACTTGCTCAGGATGGCGGTTTCGACCATCTGCTTCTTCTGCTGAGCCGACACAAGCGCCTTGAGAAAGTCCGCTATGCCAAAGAGCCGGCCACCGTACTGGACGCTGTATGTCCAGAAATGGGCTACTGGGCTGAGACTGACTTTTTGTATCAGGTAGGTACCTACCACTCCCCGGTCGGGCAGATCAATCTCCACCAGTTGTCCAGGTTGCCACCCAGCCACCTCAGTTTCAAAGCTGCCACTCACTTTCGGATTTGCGTGCTCTCGCAGGTCTGCCATACCAGCAGCCTCTGCGGCCGTTATAGTGGTCAGGCTATCATCGGGTATGACATGCTCATAAACACCGTCCCCCCCTTGCGCAGCGGCAATAGCGGCCTGCGATTCCAGGTCCTCCACCATGGTAATGACATCAATGTCCTGTTTCGCCATAATGCTCATGGTGATACCCTCGACCGGGGTCGCTGTCTGAGCACTACATCGGATATATTTTTCAGCGAAAGACATCATATAATCAAAGTCGGCTTCTTCGTGCAGATTCTCTACCCCAACCGACATTGGGATTTCACTGACTTCAAAACTAATTTCATGTGGTTTCCAGGGAAGATTCCATATTCGGGCCACCCCATCGGCTTTCCACTGGATGGACTGCGGGTCACTGAGCATTGTTCCGCCGCGAACATAAACACGATTACGCAGGCCCTGTGTATCGATGGTATGCTTCCCAAAGCGAAACTGCCCGCCAGGAGTCAGCACCAACGGTGCAGGACTGGCCAGGTTCTCAGCCGAAAAGAATTGTAGATCCTTATAGTAATCCGGCTGCCAGTGCCATCCAACGTAATTGCAAAGCTCTTTAAAACACTCCGATGGGTGGATGTAGTCAAAGACTATGTACTCAACCAGGGGGGCACCGGACTGGACTCCATTAACTGTAAATCCAGGACAGTACTTTGCGGCAATATCTCCGAAAATATAATCAGCCGATACATTTTCATAAGTCTCTACGACCAGTTTACGGTCCAGGAGCTCTGTATAATCGTTGCAATTAACACTCCACGTGTTAGCCCTGCCTAACCCCTGAGGGAAGGTTTTTGCAAGTTCTACCTTAACGATTAATCCCGCAAACAACCTCTCGCCATCTTCTACAATTATTTCATCGCCTTCACTTGGCCGATCTCCATCCAGTTGGAAAGAGCAGGTATTTATTTCATATGTGAGAGCCTTATTGATTTTAAGGGACTTCCTTACTAGATCCAATATCCGCTCTTCTCCCGCAACCGTTAAGCTTCTCATATTTTTATCCCTTTCCGCCGGAGCATATCTATTAAGTCCTCCCCATCCTGTACGGTGATATTTACAGTATTACCACCACTGTTATAGTTGTTGGTGTTGCCTGCTGCTATTAAATCAGTTCTAAGTATCATAGAATCCAATAATCCAGTTACAGCATCATCTACCAGACTAGCCGCTCCCAGCATACCTTTAGCTAATCCCAGGCTGATATTCTTACCGATAGCAGCCATGACTCTAGACGGTGATTGAATATCCATACCTTCCTTAAATCCAGCGACTATTCCATCTACAAAACCGCTAATTTTATCACCAATCCAGCCAACCATCGACTGAATACCATTCCATAATCCTTTTACCATATTGACTCCTACATCAAGTAAGCTCCGGGGTAAACTTGTAAAAAACCCCACAATTGTACTAATAACATTAGGTAAATTTGTTTTGGCCCATGTAATTAAACTGCTTCCCCATTCTGCCACTTTTGCTAAAGCCGCTTGCAGCCATTCCCCTATCTTGCCTGGCAATTCCATGTAAAACTGAATTATGCTTGCGATAAAATTAGGTATCTCGGTTATAGCCCAATTTATCGCGTCAACACCGAATTTCACTAAAGTTCCAAGGGCCAAACCAAGAGCATAACCTATCTTCCCAGGAAGCTCATTCATAAAGGTAGCTATTTGTCCTGGCAGTGCAGCAAAAAAAGCTAACCCAGTATTAATGGCTGTAGGAATACTAACCGTAAAGAAGTTTACTATCGCTCCCCATACCTCGCCCAACTTTGCCTTGATCTCGTCCCAATTACGGTATACCAGGACACCGACCGCTATCAAAGCCGCGATCGCTGCAATAGCAAGACCGATCGGTCCCGTGATAACCGCAAAAGCCGCTCCAAAAGCAGGTAAGGCAGCTGATATAGTTCCTATTGCTCCAATTAAACTGCTTATAATAAGCAATATGGGCCCTATAGCTGCAGCTATCCCAGCGATTACGAGTGCGATTTTTTGTCCAGCTGGGTCAATTTCATTAAATTTATTCGCCAGCTCAGTAATTTTATTATAGGTGTCAAAATCGGCTCAAGTGTGGCTCCCAGTTGGGCGAAGCTCTGCTGCATCCGAAAATTAGCTTCTTCAGCCTTGACCATTTCTTCATTGTTTTTACGGTAGGCTTCATAGGTTTCTGCAAGCCCGGTCTTGGCCAGTATATCCAGTACATATTGTTCTTGTGTGCCGTTTGCAATGGCCGCTGTTAATCCAGCATTAAAACCTTCTAACGCGATGCCGGATCTCTCCAGCAGTTCACCGAACGGTCCAATAGCCGCACCGATAGCAAGTGTTTCCTGTAGCCCGTCAGCTATACCCTCAAATTTCATAGTATCTTTGAATTTGATTGATGCCCCATAGAGGGAATCTAACAAGGTGCTTAATTGCTCATCCCGGAAGCCGGTAGCTAGTAGCTCAGATAGCCCCTCAACATTACTATCGGTCTCACCTGTGACAGCCTGGAGTTTCACCATGGCATCATTTAAGACACCCATGTCCTGCCCGGCAACCTGCGCGTTAGTAGATAAAATAGCCAGATCTCCGCGTAATTCTTTGGTCCCCTGGGTAATAGCCGCAAAGCCTGCCACTATTGGCGCCGTAACCGTCATAGACAAGCTTTGCCCAATACCTTTTAGCTTGTCACCTAGTCCCCCTATGTCCATGCCTGTTTTTTTAGCGGTATTGCCCGTCTCTTTAAGTTCACCCTCAAACTTATTTAACTGCTGTTCAGCTGCAGCAACCTCACGCTGAAAGGCCCTATACTGCCCTTCTGATATTTCACCTTTAGCAAACTGCTGATTAACCTGCTCCTGTGCAGTCTTAAGCCGGTTAAGCTTTTCTCGGGCATTGTCAACAGACTCTGCTAGTAAGTTCTGTTTTTGGGCCAATAATTCTGTATTGGTGGGATCGAGTTTTAGGAGCCGATCAACCTGACGCAGTTCCGACTGCAAGTCCCGGCTCTTTTTGTTTACGTCACCTAAAGATTTTTGAAGGCCGGTAGTCTCTGCTCCTATAACTACATTAATGCCTTTAATTGTCTCGGCCACTACCTTCCCTCCTTTCCAAATCTTTCACGTAACTTTTTTCTGTCCGGTTCGGTTTGTTCAAGGATCCAGCACTTTTCAAGGTACTCCTGACCTTTTTGGGTCTGGTTCAATTTATAAATATAAGCATCCCTGAGCAATGCCTTAAATTCGTCAACACGTAACTGTGATAAGTCGAAAAAGCTGATATGCGCGTAATCACATATCAGCTTTTCACTTAAAGAGTTAACCTCATATCCGTGCCCCTCATCATCCTCTAAGGGGCAATGAGGGATTTTGAGTTTGGGTCAGATAGAACCGATTTAATAAATTCAATATATTCCATGAACAATTCATACATATCGTCAAGATCAAAGGCCCGGATCTGCGTGTCTGTGATCTCAGCACCCTGCTTATTGGTCCGAAGTACCCGGGCAACTACTTCACGCAGTTGGTTAATATCGGTGTTGGCTCCGGTTTTAGTAACCTCCATCATCGAATCATAGACGTCCATAGTTGGTGTTGGGATCTGAAGCTTCGTGCCATCATGCAGACCCATGTCAAAGTATTTCTTTTTCCTTTTCTGGAAGTCAAGCATTTTATACCCCCTTGGTAACGGTCACGGTGTATGTCTTTGTTGCTGTTCCATTAGTTACCGTAATGAGCACAGTATTTACGCCTTCTTCCCATGTTGCTGCGGCGCCGTTAACATGTGCGACAGCATTCAAAGTAATGCCTATTGTAGCATCATCATCTGCTGCAATTGCCGTTATTATATTAGTGACATCAGTAGTAGCCGCGGTATATGTTCGAATATCAGGATTAAAAGCGGGACTTATAGCCAATACCCCCACAGTCATCGCCGAAAGACTTGTGTCTGGAATCGGGGTGCTTTCTACGATATCCTCCTGTAGAATTATCAAGGTTCCTTCACTGTCGGCAGGTTGTGCCTTGAACTCAGCATTTACAACAGTCTCTTTGTCTTTTGCGAAAGCGATAGAGAATCCGGCTTCGTTGTTCCCGACGATAGTTACCCTTAGATCACCGTCTACCGGGTCTTCATGCAGGAAGTGAATCACATATTTCTTACCGTCATAGTTACCTAGACCGCCTATTTTAAGTGTGCGGATGTGGCTCACTGCGTCTTCGATCACTCGACCAGTGTTACAAAGGTGAGCCAATTTGGTTAGATTCCATGTCAGGACACCGCTTTTTAATATAGCTTCTTCATCTGTAATGATCTTCTTCGATACGCGTCCCAGGTCATCCTTCACTTCGTGGAAAGTAGGTTTGTATTCTATGCTAGCCCCGCCCAAGATATCGCCCAGCCGGTTAGCGTCAGCTTCAAGTGTAGCGTTATCCGGAATAGTTCCAGTAAATTCTATAACATAGAGCTTCCCGCTTCCCAGTACGATTTTTTCATCAGCCATGATTAAGTCCTCCTTATCTTTGTAGTCGTTGGAAATTGGTAGGCCGTAAGGTAAAGTCCTTCGCTTTCAATTAAATCGCTAAAGGTCATTTCCCAATTTAAACCTCTATCATTAAATAGTGTTTCAATCCTACCTTGTATTTCGATGTCTTTTATAACCGTATAAAGTTCAACAAGCCAGTCAGCTTTTCTAATTTCGTTGCGCTCATCGCTGCCCCAAGCCCTGGCATCAGCTTCTTTGTAGATTAAATACGGCAACGAAGGGGGCTCTTTGAAGTCGTTATGGGCAACTGGCAAACCAATTGTTTTTAACAGAGCGTATAATTCAGCATGTGTCACCCTTAATCACCCCCACCGTTTCGGATAATTCTTTTTATGTGATCTGGCAATGGTGCACCGTATTTCTCATAGGCTGGTTGGACGTGTGGAAAAGCCTTTACTCGGCCGCCACCACGTTTTGCATGGCCTTTCTCAAGTAGATGCACACGGCTATAGTATTTTTTGTTCCAAATAATGCGCTTAGTACCACAATACTCATCTTCTTTAACGATAGTAAAGCCCTTAACATATTTACCTTCGCCTTTCAACTGACTGTTTGCTAATGCCTTGGTTTCTTTTAAAACTGCTTTGGCGACTTGATCAGTTTTTTTAGCTACTGCTTCACTTACGTTCTCGGTATATTCTTGTATAGACAGACCTATCTCCGCCGCCAGCTGGTCGATTGATGTGTTAGCCATCGGCAGTCACCTTCTCACAAGTGAGTCGGGCCTTGTCACCTCGGGCCTCGGTTCTGATGATACGGTAGGTTTCACCATCATGCTTGAGCTTTCCCTCGCCTTTGTATTCCCAGGAGTAGATTTCAAACATTTTCTCGGGCTTGAGCCCGGTGGCCGCGGCGTTATAAAACTCGCTGGAGCTGACATAGAATTGATTGGCATATACTGTACGCTCGGCCTCAGTTTCTACCTGGTTGCCGATTTCATCCTCGGTAATGGTTACGCTGATTAGCTTGATTATCTGGCTATGTCGCATCAAACCACCGCCTCAGTGTTATAGTCTGCTGATAATGTTAAGTGCATTTTTAGCGATTCATACGACCGCCAGAACCGTGAGGCATCGGGATTATCATAACCAAAGTTTGCCTTGCAGTAGGTTGTGATTGCTCGCTTAATTAAGGTGTCTGTATCTACTGCTTTGTCTGCTACCACTCCTGCCATCTTTAAGTCGGCTATGGCGGCATTTATAAGGTCCTGTATTTCTGTGTCAAAGTCGGTTGTGGTTGCGGCTATCCGCAGAGCCACCTTAACGTCAGCCAGGATAGCCAATTATGCCACCCCCTTATTTTTTTGCCTTGGTCGATTTTTTGACAGGCTTGATCACGGCCTCGCGGATTTCCGGTTCCACTATCACGGCTGTCTGTATCGGCTGTTCATACCGGCCACCGATTAGGCCCATACGCCGCAACTTGGCCGCGCGCCAGTCGTCAAGTTCTACCGGGTCACCCACCTGCTTAAAACCGGTCAGGTCTTGAAAAGGCTTAATAACAATGTATTGCATGAATTTAACCCTCCTTTAAGGGAATAAAAGAGGGGCGCAAGGCCCCTCAAATTAAGGTTCTACGTCAACTTTAGCGGCGGCTACCTGATTGGTTAGAGGAGAATATCTGTTCTCTCCACGCACCAGTATAGCGCCGGTCAGGGCTGCTGCGGAGTTGGTGACCCGCAGAGCTACATAATTGAAGCCATCTTTTAGGTACGCAGTATCACATTCTACATAGCCGATTGCCCGCAGGGTTGCCGGGACGATTCTTACTGCGGTTGCATCGGTAATCGTTATAGTCACCTCACCGGGTTCGGTACTGGTTAGGGTTACTACTGCTTGAGCGGCCGAAGCGGTAACACCGGGCACGCCTGCGGTCGCATGGTTAATAGCGGCT